AAATGAAGTAACATGCCAGAGAATGTAGAATATGTAATATCGCTCAAAGACCTCTTCACCACGAAGATAAAGGAAGCTGACGGAGCTGCGCGTGGACTGAACACCACTATGGCAGGCATTGCCGGACTGGCGGCTGCCGGGTTCGGACTTGTTGGTGGAATAGGATTTTTGAAATCAAGTGCAGAGGCATTCAATGAAGCGGATAAAGCAAGCGCTCAGCTTAACGCCACACTTGCCTCTACCGGATTTGCCGCAGGTAGAACGAAGGAACAGCTCGACGCACAGGCAGAATCATTAATGAGAATGTCAACGTTTGATGATGACGCTATCACTGGCGCACAGTCTTTACTGCTTACGTTCACCAACATACGAGGTGAGATACTCGACAAGACCACGCCAGCCATTCTTGATTTGGCAACCAAGATGGGCGGTGATCTGCAGGGCGCTACTATGCAAGTCGGCAAAGCGCTACAAGACCCTACACAAGGATTGCTCGCTCTACGCAGAGCTGGGGTGTCGTTCAGCGTGTCTCAGCAGGAAGTCATTAAGAACCTACAGGCGACAGGCGACTTAGCCGGTGCGCAGTCTTTGATATTAGCAGAGCTGAACAAAGAGTTCGGAGGTTCTGCGCAGGCAGACGCTAACACTTACGCAGGGCAGATGACTATCCTAAAACATGAGTTTGCAAACGTCAAGGAAGAGATAGGCGGCGTTGTGATGAGGCTTGTCATCAAGCTAAAGCCTGCCATGGAGAAAGCCATAGAGCTATTCCGCGGAACAGTCCAATGGCTGAGGCAGAATAAGGATATCCTATATGCTGTAGGCGTATCTGTCGGAATTCTTGCTGGAGCATGGTTTGCATACCAGTTACCGGCAATGGCGGCAGCAGCAGCCACATACGTCATGGCCGGCGCGTTCTGGGCTCTATCTAAAGCCATGACGGCTAACCCGATAGGCGTGATAATAGTTGGCATAGCGGCCCTCGCAGGGGCCTTCGTGTATGCCTACAATAAAGTGGGATGGTTCAGAGGTGCTGTTATGGGTGCGTGGGAGGCCATCAAAGGCTTCGGCACATTCATAATGTCCTACGGTAGGTCTCTCGCGGACGTTATTGCTGGCATATTCACACTCGATCCGGAGCGGATAAAGAATGGTATAACAGAAGGCGGCAAGGCTCTATATGAGCTGGGGCAGAAAGCCAAGCAGGGATATCTTAAAGGCGCTGCAGAAGTGGCAGCCAAAGACCTGAAGGGCGAAGTGGCCGGTAAGGGTCTTATGGCTAAGATGCCAGGCGGCACAGCTCCGACATTCGGTGAGAAAGCAAAGTCGCTGAAGACGCCTTCTGCATCCAGCGTAACCGGGCAGAAGGTGTACACCATCAACATCTCGATAGACTCTTTGGTGAAGGACTTCAAGGTGCAGACTACCAACATGACAGAAGGTGCGGGAAAGGTTAAAGACTTGGTGACACAGGCATTATTGAGCGCTGTTAATGATTCACAGATAATTGCAGAGAGATGAGCGAGTTAATTAGGCAATATAATCTACAAAACGTAAAGATACTGGACGCACGGCCACCGGTGGTGATAGCACCAACACCGCAGCCGACAACAGAGAATCCATACAGCAGCAAGATAAGCCAGGCAGTTACTATTGACCCAGAGCTGTATAAGTCGGCACTCGGCACACCTGTGCTTACTGATTTGCAGTTCATCGGGCAAACGTGGACGGACCAGTATGGTGTGACCAGAACGTTCAAGACGCTGACATTCCAGGCAGTGCTTATCACTGTCAACCAGTCAAAGAACATCGTGCTTACAGATATACAAGGCCGCGATGGCACCGTGAAAGAGTACATCGGTATGGGTGACTACAGCATCACGATTAACGGCATTATCACAGGCCCGAATGGCCACTACCCGAAAGATGAAGTGAAGGATTTGAAACGCATGCTGGATGCCAACATAGCGGTATCTGTTGTGAGCTGGTACCTGCAGAACCTTGACGTGTCAAGCATCGTGATTAAAGACTATGAGATTCCGCAGACACAGGGCGGATATTCCTACCAGAACTTCTCGGTGAGTGCGCTATCTGACACGCCTACAGAGATACAGATATTCAACTAATGCTGACCTGCATCACCTACATAGAGATACAACAGAACGCGTCTAAGGCTTACCCCGCGCGCGCGAAGAAGCTATTCTTCGACTTCGCTAATGAGTTAGAGGCCGACGACGGCTGGGACACGCTCACGGATAAAGCTAAGGTAGTCCTGCCAAAGAATCTATCTTATCGTGATGACAACAACCGACTACAAAAGATCGATAACATAGGCGGATTTACGGAAAATCCGTTCTTCCTAAAAGGCGATTCAGTTAAGATAAGCTATGGCTACCAATACTTCGACAAGTTCGGTAATCAGGTCACTGATGTTAACGAGATATTCTCAGGGTACATCAGCAAGGTGATATCGAAGATGCCATTCACATTAGAATGTGAAGATGCCATGTGGCTGCTCAAACAGACGCCAGCCACACCAGGTGAGTATAACGAGCCGGTGGAGAATATGGTATCCGGATGGATGCCATCAGACCTTACCGTCAATCAGAAGACGCAGACATCAATAGGAAAGTTTACTGTGAACAATGGAGAAACCGTGGCTCAGGTGTTGATGAGGCTAAAAAAAGACGCACATCTCGAAGCCTTCTTTGCAGGCACTGAGCTGCGCATAGGTTTCCTCGTATATGACGAACAACAGGCGATAGACAATGAGGCAAAGCAGAAAAAAGTATTCCGGTTTCAGCATAATATCATAGAAGATTCATTGGAGTACACACGCAAAGATGATGTAAAACTGAGCGCAACTGCTAAGTCTTTTGTTACTAATGAAACCGGAGAAACCTGTAAGGATGGGGCAAAAAAGACAAAAAAGGAAAGTCTTGAAGTGTTGGTCTATAATGTAAACGATGAATGGAAAAGTATCATTAAGAAAAATGGTGAGTCTTTTCCTGATAACGATGGCGGAGAGCGGCGCTCATTCTTCTTTCTTAACGTAACAGAACCACAGGTGTTGATTGACCGGGCGAAGGCGAAGCTGGAAAACTATTACTACACTGGTTTCAAGGGAACGTTCACCACTTTTGCCATTCCGTTCACACAGAGCGGAGATAATGTCTACATCGTGGACGCAGTACTTCCAGAGCGCAGCGGGTATTACAAGGTGAAATCTGTAAAATACTCCGGCGGTGTGGGCGGACACCGACAGGAGATAACGCTGGACTATCTGATAAGAAAATTAACCGAAAAAGAATTGATTACTTATGGCAGGTGAAAGAGAAATACAAGAAGCTATCCTGACACTATCGGGCGGAAAAGGGCAGGATACTGTCTCTGTCGTGGAGTGTACCGTCACATCTGTGGACGCATCCGCACGCACGTGCGACGCTCGTACTTTATCTGGCATACCTATCACAGGAGTGCGGCTGATGGCAGAAGTAGACGACGGTGTGCTTATACTCCCGGCTGTCGATTCAGTCATTATTGTAATGTACACAAAGTCCATTACGCCGTTTGTTTGCCAATTTAGTAAAATTGACAAAGTTCTTGTAATTACGGGAGACAGCACGGTGGAGATAAAGGATGGACTGGTGAAGTTCAACGACGGTTCTTATGATGGGTTTGTTAAGGTTGGAAAGCTGGTGGAAAGGCTGAATGATTTGGAAAACAAGATTAATGCCATTATCACATGGGGCGCTACAGTAACACCTCCCCTATCCACAAGCCCAATGATACCGACACAACAGAACGACATTGAGAACACATTAATAACGCACGGAAAATAATATGTACTTCGATTTTGCACAAGACAATAGTGGCGACCTACTCATAGCAGATGGAGATTTTGTTATCTCGGATTCGGATATGATGCATATAGAGGATACTATTATAGCGCATCCTGGCTGGTGGAAGGAGTTCCCACAGGACGGCGTAGGTATATCCAACTACTCGAAGTCAGCAGGCAAAGAACAGGTACTGGCCAGAGATGTGAAGTTGCAATTGGAGAATGACGGCTATCAGGTAGACAACCCGATAGTAACTTTTATTAATGACCAATTAACGATTAATCCGAATGCTGTCAGAATATAGAGCGCAGAGAGGTCAGTCCTTATCGGATATATGCCTGAACGTGTACGGCACGACAGACTATCTGTATAAGTTACTGGTGGACTCTCAGATAAGCAGTCTGGACTACGAGCCGATTACGGGGGATGTATTCTATTATGACACGGCATTAACGGTGAACACGAATACAAGCCGTACAAAGGTGGTGTCGCCTGTAAGGTACTCGACATTTGAGACGGTAGACCTGAGTGGTTTACCGGCAATATTCTATAATAACTACAACTGATGACACCGAAAAAATATACCATACCGGCACACGTCAAAGGAGACACATTCATGAATGGTCTCGGGTTGGTGTTTGTGCTGACCACTGGAGCTGGACATACTCCTCTCGATATAACAGATTATAAAATTCGTTGCCAGTTCAGATTTGGAAGCAAGACCGGAGCGGCTATATTGACTGCCACAGAGACGAGCGGTATTGTGATTTACGACACTAACAAATTTAGCCTGTTAGCGGACAATTATATCATCGACTGGGCCGTTGGAACTTACTATTACGACATCGAGTTTACGGACGACAACGGTGTTATCAACACTTACCTGGAAGGAACTTTCACAATAACACAAGACGTAACGAGACCGAATGGCTGAGGTTGAGATTAATATAATACCGGATGTCAATGTGATAAACATTGAGATAAACGAGAACGGCTATGGCTCTCCGGATGTGCTGTCTATTGTGGGTGATAATACCAACACATATACAGAAAGTACGCTTGTCGGTAAGAAGGTTCTGGCAATATTCATAGACGCCCAAAAGTTAAGCCGTAGTGCTTACACTTTTACTCAGAATGACGGTTCTATAGACTTTGTCTCTGTAATAGACACGGGCGCAGAGATTGATGTATTATACGTTTAAGATGAAAAAAATAATAACATATCTATTAGTATTAACGTCGCTTTCAGCGAGCGGCCAGATAGTGAATAAATTCAGGGACTCGACGTGGTTTAAGGCTGGTGTTCGGTTTGATTCTACTTTGGTATTTTCTAAAGGTGCAGGTAACGGCAAGGTCTGGACATCAAATGCAAACGGCACAGGAAGTTGGCAGACATTTACGGCATCCGGTGTTACTCAGTCTGATTTAGACGATAGCATTACAGCTGTTCGGAGTGTGCGGAAAGTAGATACTTTATTCAAGTCTGCTGATAGCATTATTTATAAGATTAACGGCATAAGGTATGCCATACAGGTGGACAGTCAAGCGACATTTAGTTTGACTAAGAATACAGCTGGAGATAGCATTATAATACATCACAACGGTGTAAGATATTCTGCAAAGGATAGCATTGCGGATGTTAGCAATTTAGCTACAAAAACAAATCTGAAGGATAGTACGTCCCTGTTAAGGGGACTGATTCCAAATGTATCAGGATATGCAACGCAGACGGCGTTGAATGATAGTGTAACAACATTAAGAAGCATTCGTAAAGTGGATACTTCATATATTGGTCTGAATGCAGGGCGTGATTCCATTGTATTCAATAACGTCATAAACGGCAGTTATTGCCGATATTCTGTTAGGGATAGTTCTATTACACCTCCTACTTTTTCTTTGGCTAAAAACACCACAAGGGATTCAATCGTTACCATATTCAATGGCACTCGGACTGCGGTAAAAGATAGCTTTAATACTGCCCGAAAAGTAGACACCATTTACAGGACGGCTGGCAAAGACTCAATCATATTTACATTGAATAATATCCGCTATTCGTTTAAGGACAGCACCGGAGGTTCCGGATGGGGGTTGACAGGTAACGCAGGTACAAGTGGGTATCCAAGTAATTTTATGGGCACCACCGATAACCAAAATGTTATATTCAAAAGAAATAATGCATTTATATGCGGCTTGTATTCGACAGGTCTTGGTGTCGGAATCAATACAGCCGACAATAAATATATAGAAGTACAAGGGTCAACGACAGGAAACCAAGCAACCGGATGCAGCTATATTGGCTATGGTAATTTTTATACCTATTCAACTAATAACTACGGATTTGTTCAATTCAATGGAGGCAACAAGCAAATGGGAATCGGAATAGGGACGGATGGCGTCACCAGAATAACAACAGGCACTAATGCAGGTACATCACCTGTTATCTATATCAATGACGCATACGGTAGCAACGGGAATGTAGGTATTGGCGGTAGTCCTGTTACATCCGCTAAATTGGCTGTCGTATCTACTACATCAGGCGTAAGCCTTTGCCCAATGACAAGTACTCAGCGTAATGCAATCAGCAGTCCAATGGAAAGTCTAATTATATATAATCTGACTGACCATAAGTATCAGTATTGGAATGGTTCTGCATGGATTGATTTATAATTTTAAAATTTTAAACTTATTGAAATACAAATATCAAAAAATAATAAACAGGAAAAATGAAGAAAATACTTTTGATTTTAACGGTGGCATTAAGCCTTACAGCTAAGGCAGGTGACAGCACTAACGTAACGATAGCATGGCAGACACGTGATGTGGAGTATGCGGCATCGCTTATTTACGGTAATGAGTTTTACGAAAATCTGACCGATAGCATGAGGGTTAAGTACAGACAAGCCAATAACCCGACAGCATTGCAAACGCTATACATAACAGGCTACTCTAAGGACTTCATAGAAGTTCTGAAAGCGTTGAAAAATGATATAACAGCAAAAGCAAATAATGTGGATGCACGTTTAAAAACATTACTGAATGCTCTTAACGACAGCTACATCAATGAGAAAATATCGCTGATGGATGCCGGAGAACAAACGCAGTTCATTACGGCAAAGACATACGGCAAATTCAGATTAACAAGACGAAGGGTTTAATGACAATAGCACTCATAATATTAGCCATAGTCTTCTCCGCAATCAGCGGATTTGCAAAGGCTATTTGTGATTTAAGTGAGGAGGGGAAGTTGAAGTTTTATAAGAAAACCTTTTGGCTTAAAAATTTCAGTTGGCAGAACAAATGGAAAAACGGTGATAAGGCACAAGGTGAGAAGTTTTGGGGCAGTTCACGTTGGTTCGTGGCGCTCACAGACGCATGGCACTTATTTGGGGTACTATTTAGAATTAGTTTTGCAGTAACCTACACTTGTATCGGTATGCTGACCAAAGTGTCTTATTTCTATCTGTTTGGTGCATTGGTAGCTTATATACTGTTTACATTAGTATTCCACCTATTTCACGATTTAACAAACTGGATAAAGAAGAAATAATGTTAAAAGCATTCAGCATATCACGTTCATTCTATCATCTCTTTACGGTGCTGTTCTACGCATTCTGTGTGTGCTATTTTGTAACTGTTTTCTTTATTCCACCCATACTCGCACTTTGCCCGATTGCGGCTTATTTAGCAGGATATGGCGTTAAGTCGCTGTTGTTATTTACGGCAACTATTCCGATAGGATTCTTAGTGGCAAACGTGCTATGGAATGCGGATATAATTTTCAAACCATTTGAGGTTTTTGATAAATTTTATTACAACAAAAAAGTAAAAGGATGGGAACTATAATCGGAAGTAGTGTAGGAATGCTGATAGGTGCTGGTATGATAACAGCATCTTCAATTCTTACCAAACAGGGTAAATTAAAATCAGGACAAAAGGTTTTGTTCTTCGGTATTGGAATAGCAATATTCTTAGTCGCAATGGTATCATTAATCACACACTTTAAATCATAAATTATGAAGTACCTTTTATTATCTGTTCTGTTCGGAGCAATTACAATTTCACAATGGGGTGAAATATTTGCGCTTGGTTTCTTCGGTGCATTGGCATACAAACTTGTAAGCTACAACAACACAGGTAAGCATAAATCCTATTCACCGGAACAGTTCAATATCAAATATTGGCTGTCAGACAGGGGAAATTGGAATGACTTGCTACTCGGACTTGTATTGTTTTTCTTTATTTCCCGTTTTAAAGCGGAGGTGTTGTTTACATTTTCAACGAATGCCTTTGTTCAATCTATAACACCTTTTGCGACAAGTCCATTGTTCTATCTCATGCTCGGATTCCTTATGACATTTATCATAAAAAAAATCAGGTCTTGGAACACCGCTTACAAAAAGAATAAAGATTAAATAAACCGTCAGTCCCTTAGAAGCATAAGCACCCTGCAAAGAATCTAAATGGACGATAAAATGAGCACAATCTCAATGGAAAAATTTGAAAAAGAATTTACAGACTTAAAAGATAAGGTCAATGTAATATATCAATATATAGTCGGTCACGAACACGATGAAGCCGTAGGACTAATTCACTGGAAAAAAGAATCCGAAAAAAGAATTAATGCCTTAGAGAAATTTCGTGACAAAATTATGTGGGTAGGTATAGGGATGAGTATTCCGACAGGACTTGGATTCTTTAAAATTGTAGAATTTATCATAAAAGCAATTCAATGAAAAGAATAATAACATTGGTAGTGTTGGGTATGTCATTACTAATAGGGTGTAATCGCAAGATTGCACCCACTATTATATATCAGGACAAGATAGTGACGAGAACGGACACCGTTACTGTTGTGTCGAAACAAACCGACACCATACCATGTGACGACTTCCAAACCTTCATAGAAGGCGAAAAAGACACCGTATTCGTGCAGGTGGTAAAGAATGTACTTACAGTAAAAACTGTGGTTAAGCGTGACACTGTGTATCGAGAAACGATAATCGTACAACCTGCACCGATTAAATCGGTAACAAAGATTGACAATAGCGTACACAACAAGGCAAAGAACGGCTCTGCCATAGGTGACGGCAACAAGATAACGACAAAGAACTTATCATGGTGGTGGATATTCCTTGCCGGAATGCTGACTATGTTCATTATTCAGAATGTCGGATGGAGAGTGGTTAAGAGGTATATACCAATCCTAAATTTTACAGCATGAAAATATCATCATGTGAAACCATAATCGACGAAAAGAAATTTATTGAATCACATACGGCTGTTATAGCGCGGAACGGTGATAATAAGTGGTTTCAATCATACAAAGAAAGGTTAAAAAAGTACCATGAAAGTAAACGAAAAAGGAATAGCGCTGATTAAGTCGTTTGAAGGATGTAAACTCAAAGCATACCAGGATAGCGTCGGCATCTGGACTATCGGCTACGGCGCTACCTTCTATCAGGATGGCTCAAAGGTAAAGGCTGGCGATAGCCTTACACAGCAGCAGGCGGACGATATATTAAAGTATCACGTTAATTTATTCGCAGAAAAAGTGAAGCCGCTCATAAAAGGGGAACTATCCGACAACAAGTTCTCAGCTTTGGTATCTTTTGCATTTAATGCGGGTGCTGGTGCGCTCGCTAAATCTACACTACTAAAAAAAGTAAATGCAAATCCTGAAGACGTATCTATCTCTTCCGAATTTGCGAAATGGGACAAAGCTGGCGGTAAGCAGCTAAGAGGCTTGGCCAGACGCCGGAAGGCGGAAGCCGATTTATATTTTCAAAAAGAATAAGGGTTTCACGCCGGGAGGCGTTGGGTTTTTTGTGTTTTTTCATAGTTTCAGTTTTTAGTAGCCGGGTTTCTACCCGGCTTTTCTAATTCCCAATTTGAGTTCTTTTCCCTGATGTCTTTGCATTGTGCAAAACTATGTTGAAAACTATTTTAAATTATT